TCTGATCACACCAGTCCCGCGGCAGGCACCGCACTCCATCAGCGGCTTCAATTCCTTGCGGAAGGCAGGGCCATGGCTCTTTTTCATGCTTTTGAAACCTCGCCTATGGTTTGTCAGAGAAACGGCTAGAGGCCGCGTCTTCTGTGGTCTGTACGGAATTCAGCGAAACTTCGCGTAATGGCTCGGCAATGGTGTGGATGGCAGCGAATCCGCGCTCATCAAGCCATGCATGCCACTTCTCCAACGCGTCACGCTTGCCTGCCTCAACCCACGAATGGATGTAGGTCTTCACGTTCTGGCCCATGGTGTGGTTGATCAGCAGTTCACCAATCAGAAAGTCGACGCCCAGATCCACCCAGGCAGTGCGCGCCACCTTGCGCAGGTCGTGACTGGTCCACTCGCCTCGCCCCAACCGGGTGAAGACGGCGCAAGCTTGACTCTCGCCCAGCGGCTTGCCGGTCCGTCCGGGGAACAGGTAGACACCTTCGTAGCCATTGGCTCGCTGGATGGCGTGGTAGCGCTTCAGTAGGGCGCACACTTGATCGGTCAGTGGCAGAGTGAGCTCGGCCCGGGTCTTCGTGTGGCTGGCTGGGATGAACCACTGCCGGTCCTCGAGGCTGAGGTCGCGCCACGATGCCAGGCGGGTTTCGCCTACGCGTGTTCCGTGGCACAGCATCATCAGAGCCAACATCGCGTCTCCGGGTGCTGAGTCGAAGCACTCGCCGAGCTCCGCCAACACGCCTTCGACCTGGACGTCACGCAATCGCGCCGCCTTGGGCTTGATCTTCGTCTTGGAGAAATCACCGAAACGGATGGCGTTCATTGGGTTGGTGCTGATGTGTCCGAGCCGGGCCGCTTGTTTGAACGCCAGCACCAGCAGGCGAAAGATCAGGCGCAGGTACTCCAGCGACAGCTCGGCCTGCAACGGCCACATCAGACGCTGATCGATCTCCGATTTCGTTACGGACACCAGCGGCAGATCGCTCAGGCGCGGCCGCAGGTGCTTGGTCATCGCCGAACGGGCAGTCGACTTGCGTTTGGCGGACAGGTTGCGGTCACGACCCATGCGGTCATCGAACCACGCCAGTAGCTCGCCGACGGTCTGCCACGTGCCTACGGCCACCGATGCCTCAGGAGTGCCAGCAAGTCGAGCACGCACCGCAGGCAACGCGCCCAACATCTGTTTCGTATTCAAGTCGGGGTAATTGGCAATCTTGTTCCACTTGCTACCGAGTACCAGGTACCACGACCCGCGAGTGCGGTCCTGCTTGTAGCGAAACCTGAATGCGGGCTGGCGGGCATCGCGCAGGTCACGCACGGCTGGGTTGTCCACGTGACGGCGGATCTCGGCGTCAGAGAGGTTGACGGTTTGGGTCTTGCTCACGCGGCGGCCCTCGTTGGTGGCTGAAGAAGGTAGGACCGAATCGCCTCGAGCGCGTCGACCTGCCCGCGACACACGATCGCCAGATATCCCTGCTCGATCAGCAGGTGCAGGTAAGCATCCTGCTCAGGCGAAACATCTGCGTCGTAGGGCGGCTCGGCCTTGAACTCGATGTAGAGACCGAAGTACCCGCCGCGGGCCATCGGCAACACCAGGTCAGGCACTCCAGCGCGAACGCCCTGCTTCTTCAGGTCCATCGCGACCTTGACGTGCCTGTGCCCACCGTTCGGAACGTGGTAAATCAGCTTCGCGGCTTCGGGGTGGCGGAGTTTCAACACCATGATCAGCGCGGCCTGCTCCAGCCCTTCACGATCGATACGTGGCTTGCGAGGGTTCTTCGCTTTGAATGGCTTCAGCTTGAGCGGCATCACGCGGCCACCTTCCCTTCCGCCACGAGGATGTCGAGCGTTCGGATGATGCCTTCGAGATGCATGCGGCGAAGATCGTCATGACTGAACTCGGTCTTGCTGCGCGCGTCGACGGCATCATGGCAAGCGGAGCAAGCCCAGGCGGCCTGCAGGTCGTTTGGTTTGATGCCCATCCCGCTGCGCGTGCCCGCCAGGCGGAAGTGAGCCAGCACCGTCGTTTCTGGGTTGCCGTTGCACACGCCCGGGACGCGGATCTGGCAGTCGCGCCCGCGCGCTGCCTTGGTGAGCTTTGTTTGCTTCCTCAAATCACACCCCCGAACTGGTATTCCGCAGGCATCACCTGGTGCGAATATGCGCACTGCATCAATGAGCAGGCGGATCGGGCTACGCCGATCAACGCGAAAAGAGTGTTCATGGGTAGCTCTCCCAGAGATCAACAATTTCGAAGGTGCTGGGCCACTTGGCGCCGGCGTAATTGATGGCGATGTCTCGATCAGCAAACAGTGCCTGCGGCGGCTCCGGCTCGGCGGTGAGGTCGAGCTTGTAGGCACCGCTGTACACGGCGAACTGGTAATTGCTCGTAACCGGTGGTGCGAGCATCGGGTTACGCATGAGAACCACCGGCGCGCATGGCGCGGATCTTCGAGATTGCGTCATTGCCAATATCGGGTGTGCGACGCGCTTCGGCCTTGGCCGGCAGTGCGAGCGGCATCGCCTGAAGCGGCAAACCCTCAACCATGCGGCGGATCGTGATCACGTAATTACGCTCGAACAGCTTCAGCGCCAGCGAGGTTTCCAGACGGTTCAATGGCTCGAATCCGCACTCTTTGGCCGTATGCCAGACAGCGTTGTGACTCCACTTGCCCTGCCCCGCCATGGAGGGGTGAGCATTGCGGCAGGCTTCGCGGAATGCCTTCTCCAATGGCGGAATACCCAGCATCTCCGGAGTCGGCTGGCACAGCTTGATGAACTTCCCCACGCTTGGCGCGAAGTCGGAACCCAGCTTGCGGCACTGCTCGATGCCGAACCGGATCTGTTCAATCTTGGTGATGTTCTCGGCCATGAACGCTTTGGTCCATGTGGCCTTAGCGGCGCCAATTGCATCCTGGTCCGGCCATGCCTGCTTCCATGCCGGAAAGATCGCCATCAGTTCGCGGAAGAGAGCGTTGATAACCTGAACGGTACCGGCGTCGATCTTTGGAACGACTGCTTCGGCGGTAGCCACGTTGGGCAATTGCCGCATGATGTTTGCCACTGACTGCATCACAGACCTCCTAGGTTTTCAGCCCAACTGGTGTCGTCGAAATCAGGGGTCTGCCCCTGCCCTGCCGCCTTCACTCGCTCCCGTTTGATCCACTGGACCAGTCGGTAGCACCAGCCCGCTGCCGAATCCGCGGTGCTCGGTTTGGCGACGAAGAAACCCTTGAACGCCCGGATGGCTGCTTCAGGAACGGCGTCGGCAGGTAGTCCAGCAATCTCAATCTGGTCGGACAGGGCTTTGGCATTTGGCTCCCAGGCTGGGAACATGGCGAACCGTTGATTCGGCGCCGGGCATTCAGCGGCGGCCCGGTCCTGAGCAGCAATCTCTTCAGCCAACTCGCGCTGCTGCAGCTGCTCTTCGGTTTCCTGATGGTTAAGTGGTGTATTGGGTGCAGCTGCTGCACCCCGTTCTGCATTTTCCTGCACCCCGTTCTGCTGTGAGCTGCACCCCGTGCGGTTATCTGCACCCCGCTCCTTACGGGGTGCAGCATTTGCACCCCGTTTAAGCTGAAGGTCGTACACCACTGGGCGGCGGTCGCGACGGTCGATGTAGGCCGCGGCGATTGCCTGATTACCTTCGGTGATGAATCCGGCCTTCTCCAACTCATCGAGTTTCAGGCGAACGGTTCGCTCGGAAAGACCAGTGTCTTCGGACAGGGTCAGTGCAGATGGGAACGCGCCACGACCATCGCTACCGGCGTAGTTGGCCAGGCAAAGCAGTACGTGACGGGCAGCAGGGTTTTCGAGGGAAGCCTTCGGCAGTGCGAGAGCCCATGACATTGCTTGAACGCTCACTGCGCGGCTCCAATGTTCTTTTCGGCCAACACGGCCAATCCTTTCGGGGTTACGAGGGGTTGAAACGCAGCGCGCTCTACGCCGGTTTCGGTGTCGGGTTTGAGCGCGGTCACCTTGTGCTTCAGGAAACCGGAGCGAATACGCGGCTCCATAGCGATCCAGCGAGTGGAACCACCACGGCGGTAAATCCAGCGGTTGGCCTGAAGCCAGTCGAAGAGCTTCGACGGCGGTACGCCCAATTGCTTGGCTGCGTCGGTGATGCAGATCGCGCCCTCGGCAGCAGCAAGGCGGCGTATGGCAGCGACCTTCGGAGCCTGCAACTCAATCACTCCGAGGAGTCGACTGTTTTCGCGGGCTTGGTCAGCAGCCAGTTGGAGCGCTTCGGCGTAGTTCGCGGGAATTCGCGGGGAGGTCTGCTCTTCCAGTTCCTGCCAGCGGTCAACCAGGCGGGCGGTGAATTCGGGACTGAGCTGCGCGACCACCACGAAGCTGTCACGCTTACCGATCAGGTAGTGTTTGCCGGGACGACCAACACTGGCGTGGTTTTCCTCAATCTGAGGAGAATTGATGACGCGGTCGCTCACCAAGGTATCGATGGTGCGCTTGACGTTATCGTGGCGCTTGCCGGTCAGCTCGGCGATCTCGCGGGAGGACATCACCTGACGCGACAGGGTATGCTGAACTGGTAAAACTGACGAATCAGGCGGGCTATTGCTCTGAGTGGTCTGGGTATGCATAATCGGACCTCACAAGTGTTGTTGAAAGAGCCGGGTTGCAGCCCGGCTTTTTTGTGCCTGCGTTTTAGGCGACCTTCACTGATGCTTTCAGGGTTGCCAGCGCCTCTTCTGCATGGGCGATCTCCTTCAGGATTCGCGCACGCTCCACCTGGTCAACACGGCCATCGGCCATGGCGCTGTGCGTCTCCACTGTCACTTCAGCGAACTCGAGTGCGGCGCGCCCCAACGCCTGATGGATGTCGATCGCGGGAGGCTGCACCAGCGGCACGATCCCGTAGCCGAACTCCCCCGCCAGCGCTTCCAGCGGACGCATGTCGTTCGTGTGCAGCAGCAGTGCGTAAAGGTGCTTGGCGTTGAACCAAGCCCCGTCGTAATTCGCATTGGCGCGTTGCAACAGGCTCACTGCTGGCATGTTCATCAAGGTCGCCAGATTTTTGGTGTCCGCGTCCTCGACGACTGCGTCACACGCCCTCAGAAATTCCTGCATTCCTAAAACCTCAAATTTGTTTATGTGGCGGCGTGCCATCACGCATTGCAAAATGTTTCCATCGAAAAGCGGACTACGCCGCCGTCTGGGAATGCTCTGAATTACGCAGATACGCCCAGTCAATATCGGGGCGCATCTCTTCGCAGATGACGGACCTCCCAGACTCGCGCTCGACGCTGATAGTCAAAGCGGCGCCTGGGCGGCGGTATCCGTAAGCGACTTGTTTCAACTGGCCCAAACTGGTGCCGCATCGAGCGGCAAAGCTCTCCAGGGCTACTTTGTCTAAGGACTTGATGTACTCGTGCAGGGTCATGGGTGCGCCTCCGTATTGCCGTGCAGATTAGCAACTGCTAATGCTTGGATCAATAGCAGAACGTAATTTACTGTTTGCTAACTTGGAGCGATTATTGGCGAATGGACATCAATCAAATTCGAGTGAAGGCGCTGAAAGCCGTAATGGCTGGTGCCTCACAAAAAGATTTCGCAAATCAGCACGGCCTTGACGCCTCGTACCTATCCCAAATCTTGAATGGGCATAGGAATCTCGGCGAGAAGGCGGCTGCAAATCTGGAAGAGAAGATCGGGTTGCCGAGTGGCTCATTGGTCAGCCCGGGAGCTGTTGAAACTCAAATGCCAGCCAAGCCTGGGCTTTCCGCACTGGACCAACTGAAGCAATCACTCGCGAAGGTGAAAGGTTTTTCACCGGAAGCCCGTGAAAGGATTGTCGCTGCAGCAGAGGAGCCGGATGACGGGCCCGCTAATGTTCTGTTGGCAAACTTGGCCACTTTGCGTCCGACCAACGAAGAGATTCTAATCCCCCAGTACGACATCCGCGCTGCGATGGGGCATGGTCAAGTGCCGCCCGATTACAACGAAGCCGTGCGCAATCTGGTGGTTCGTGAAGAAATCCTTCGTGAAAAAGGCGTGACCTACACCGCAGCCAGCGCTCTCGCGATGATTACAGGTTGGGGGCAGTCCATGGAAGGCACCATCAATGACAAAGACCTGGTCATCGTTGACCGCGGGGTAAACGAATTTGTTGGCGAGGGGATTTACGTGATGACCTGGCACCAGGAGCTGTACATCAAGCGCGTGATGCGGCTGGATGAAGAGCATTACCGGCTGATCTCAGACAACCAGCGTTACGAAAACCAGACTGCCCGCATTGATGATGTAACTATCCATGCAAAGGTGCTGCTTATTTGGAATGCGCGCAAGGCTTAATTTTGACGCAAGCGCAAGCTAATTAAACAAGAGGGAACTTAACATGACCATGGCCCGCTTTCATCTGTATCGATATCAGCTTCTTCCTAAAAACAGACATTTCCAAGGCGACTTGTACGGCGCGAAATCCGTAGAGGACTTGATTGCACAAAAGAATACGATATTCCAATCAGTGCTCGACAGCGATGCACCGTTTAAATCCGACCGGTCGGAGATAGCTGTGCGGCGCCTCTATAGCGACGACGGTTTTACGCTATTCCGCTTGGCGACCAGCAGATCCATAAGTATCGAGACAAAGGACTTTGCGACTAAATCTGTATCAAATTGGCCCAATATTCTTGTAGCAGTCTGGAACAAAGAAGACAAACAGATAATCGCTGTACAGAAAAGGTACAGCGCATTTCAAATTACTGCGGCAGTAGTGAGAATGCTACTGTCTGCCGCCGAGCCAACTCTTTCTCTTCATCAGCTGACGGCGATATGGGAGCCCATGTTCGAAAGACAAGCTTTCTGGAGTATGATTGGTAACTACGCCAACCGCGTAAAGAAAGTAGAGTTTGAAATTATTACGCCGAACATGGCGAATATATCCAGGACTCTGCCAGACGAGTTAAAAGCCTTGGCTAAGCACACCAATGCTGTACGCAGCAAGGTCGAGCTGGAGTCTGATCCCGGGTACGCCTTAAATTTGGACCCAGAGGATCCAATATTAAACGGTCTGACCACCTACGCCAGCGAAGGAGGGGGCAATATCTCCGTAAAAATAGGTGGGCTCAAAAAGAAAATACATACAACTGACACTGTGAAAGAAGTTGAAATAGACGAGGCGGAAATTTCAGGGGATGCTAAAATGGTAGCAGACATACTGAAGGAGCTTATGAATTGATTAAGCAGGTCTTGGGAAACTCGATGCTAGCAATCGGATGTGGCTATCTTTGCCAGCTTGGACAAGAGGCCGCACAAAGCACGTTTCTCAATGACTTTTTAAAAGGCAATCTTATAAACCTGCTTATTGCCCTGCTTGCAATCAATTCTGCCACGCTTGGTATCGTACTTACTAAGGTAAGAGAACTGATAGATAAATACGGCGATCACAATAGCTTTACGAAAACCAAATCTGAAATGCTTCTTTCAGTCAAAGAACAGTTCGCCCTAATTATACTAGCAGTGTTAGCACAGACTGCGCTTTCTTCAGCGATACTTTCTGACTATACACGCTTGAAGGATGCACTGACGGTTCTAGTATGTGGTATCTTCGTCTATTCCTTGATGAATCTTTATGACACTGCAAAAAGTGTATTGATAGTAATCGACTACAAAGTCTGACTAAATGAAAGCCCGCCAAAACAGCGGGCTTTTTTTGTGCAAATCAGAAAGGGGCCGCCTCCTCCACTGCATCGAATTCATCATGCACTTCCACGCGAGGGTCCTCGTCAGAGGGCGTCTCCCACCTGAGGCTGACTGATTCATCCTCGTCGTTGAACGTCATCTCGATGCCATCGACTTCCGAAAGCACCCCCATGACCTCCTCCCACTCCCTTTCTCCATCCGTGTCCAGCCGATGGATAGTCACCGTTCGGTTCAGCTGCGCAATCGGGTGATTAATCATGCTGGAAACCCGCAGGTTCAGCCGCTCGATTCCTGACATTGGCTTGACTTCTTGTTGCTGCGTTTTTTGTGGACGCGCCATCAGCTACTCCTTGAAAGCTGTATGCATGTACAGTACCCGAGAAAAGCATACCCAGAGTTAGCGGATTGTGACACCCCTACCGAGCGACTTTCTGAAGCTGATCGCTAACGCATCCAGATCATTAAATTATTTAGCATTTGCTATTGACGTAGAATTTAGCGGTTGCTAATTTATACCCATCGCCTTCGACAACACGGCGAAGGGGCGGCGCCCCGCCGCTCTTTAAAAACCAGAAGACAGACCCTGACGCCGAACGGCAATTGAGTTCAGGGAACAGTACGAAATACAGCTTGCTCCCCTGCTCGACATGTCGGCAGGCCCGTTTGCTGAAGTGATACCAAACAGATTTCACTGGCTGGCCTTGAAGACAGGGCCAGACGGGAAATCAACCGGGAGATAGTGAAATGGCTCAATTCAATATCGACGCTCATCTGAGCTACGGTAAGCGGCTTGAATGGCTAGCGCTTGCGAATGCCGGCGAGCGGCCAGACGCAGTGCTTCAGCAGGTGAAGCAGGCAGCCATCAACAAGTTTGGCGGGGTTGTATGTTCTAAGCGCTGGGAGGCGGTGGAAAAGAGCAACGGCTACGTTGTTGTGATCATGCAGGCCTGAACAGCCAGCGCCAGCCTCAGCTGGACGAAAACTGCCCGATCACCTCGAAAGAGGCTGTATCGGAGATCGCTCGGACCACCGTAGTGACTGCGGGGTGGCCACCTTGCCCCGAGCCAGAGCTGATGTTGCAGCGGCTTAGACGGGCGACACCCGGGGGATTTGAGCGATCTCCGATGCGGACGAAACTGAGGCCTATAACCGCCCACCTGCATTGTGTCTACCAACTCAAGAGGATTTGCAGCCATGTAAACGACAGCTACCGGGCCCTGCCACATGCAGCGCCAGGCGAATGGTTCACGTACGGAGGCGTACTGAACCCTGGATGAAAGAAAAGCCCGGTTTCGACTGGGCTTTTTTTCACACGGCGTTTAGCCGCCAGCACTCTCCCCTGCGCCCAACGGCAAATAGCAGGCGGTCAGAGTGCTGACGAGTACACGCAACCATCTGAGGAAAGGACATGCACCCACAACTTCAACAGCGCGTGGATGGCCTGACCGCCATGCGCGCACGTACTCAGCTCGCCACAGCGGAGTTCTACGCCATGATCGGTAAAGAGCCACCAGCCCAAAAGATTCGCTACCAGGTCATCGCCAAAGGCGTCAGCGCCTATCACGTCGTTGAAATCGAGACCGGAAAGGTGCGCGGCTTTCGCTTCACCTGGAAGGATGCGGTCAACTTCGCCCAAGCTCTTGAGGTTCGAGCAGACGGCGTAAAGGTAACGCTGTCACAGGCGGTGCTCCAATGATCGGCGAAAGCGTGCCAGACCAGCACAAGCAGACAATCGCGCAGCTGTCGGCCAAAATCGATCACTACCTCGCGACCGGTCACCGCATCGAGCTGGTTCCGGCAGGTAAAAGTGGCGAGATCCCGTTCACTGCGATCGGCAACCACCCGAAAAACCTCAAGGCGCGGCGCGACAAGCACGAGCCTCGCGTTCGTGAGTTGGCCGCCGCGGGCAACACCGCATCGGCCATCGCCACCGCCATAGGAGTTGATAGCCGGACCGTTCGACGCATTGCCAAAGAACACAGCATCACCTTGGCCGAACCCACCTGATGCGCAAGATCAACAACCGCGTACACCAGCGCCGCCGGCAAGCCTGGCTGGACTTGCCAGCGCATCAGATCGGAGAATCACCCAATGGAAAAGACAGCAGCCGCGAAACACTCGGCGGCGTATCGCGAACGGCAGAACGCTGCAAAAGCGAAGCTGGGAATCGAAACGCAGAAAATCGAAACTTCAGCGGGCACCCGATCGGGCATGAAAACCGCTATGAAGGACGACGGCTACAGCCAGATTCAGGAGCTGTGGCAAGACCTGGCACTGTCGTTCCTAGCGTCTCCACGCAAAGAACAGGCGCGGCGATTGAGAAAGCCTGACACGTCAGCTTTTGTAGTTACACCACGGCTAGCGCGTCAGTTTGAACTCGAATCGCGCCGCGAAATTGGGCGCGATTCGGGGGATTAGATCGTCAGTCCCTAAGGGTGACGTGCCCCTTACCCGCCGCTGCAATCGCAATGAGCTCGTGCTGATGCTTGATAGCAATATCCGAGAGTGTCAGATGAGAGCCGCCAGCCTTGGCGGCGCTCGCAAGCGCAACCAAGTCATGCTGCAGTCTTACCTTGGCGGAAACCTCCAATGAAGCTCCAGCGGAAAGAATGGCAACCAGCTCATGCTGATGTTTTAGTGCTAAGCCCATTTCCAAACTCCTTGACCCGGCCCCATGCCGGTCACCACGTATAGCCCACCACCAACCTATTCGCCACCGAACTTTCGGAGGCTTGAGCCTGGAGCGCAAATGAGCCCACTCATGGAAAACGAGGTCCGCATCGAGAAGGACTGGCGTCAGGCTGCGATAACCAGCACTGACCGCCAGCTGTATCTCGGGATCGCCAAGCACCTGTCCGAAAACAGCGGGTCCAGCACGTACATGATGTCCAAGGCTCTGGACATCCCGAGCGATCGCCTTCGCAAGTATCTCCGGCAGATGGAAAAGCGCGGCTATGTGACCGCCGACAGCAACGGTTTCAATAATATCTACTGGAGTCTGAAGCCATGAGCCATCTCACTAAACAGCAACGCTGCGAGCAAGTGAATGAGGCCATCAAAATCATCGCCAGCCATGGCCGCCGGTTCTTCTTTAACAAATCAACCCAGCGCACTGCATTCATG